TGGGGATCGCCATGTGGGAGACTGGAGTGGGCGATGACTACCGGCGGCTGGCCAGCTATAAATCCTTGACATAGGACTCTGGTTGTGCTACCATAAGGGTATGGACGACACCGAACTGCCAAGGGCCCTGTCGCTGCTGCATGAAGCGGGCCTGCATGAGGCTCAGAAGATGCTGGCAAGGGCATGGGCCCAGGAGCGGTTCAGCAAGCGCAAGCGGCGAGGTGTTGTCACCGTCCCGGTGAAGCTGCAGGGCAAGTATGCGGCAAAGCTTCCGGCGACGGTCCTTTTGAGCGCTGAGCCGGTTTCGCCTCCCGGCTCTCGCAAGTCCCGGGAGGCGACCGGACCCTCTCGGGATGACCCTGCCGGGGCGTCGCGTGAATGCTATGATAATCGTCCGTAGGTTAGTATATAAGAGATATAGCCGCCCATGCCGGCAGGATTGCTCCGGCATTGCTGGCGGCTTTCGCATTTAAGGCCATGGCGATTATGACGAAGGAATTGCAGGGGCAATTAGCGGATGCAATCAATCTCTTGGGCCAATGCAACCCGTAAGCTGTCTGACTTGATGCCTTGGCCGCGTAATCCTAGGCGGATCAATAAGGAGCAGGCCAAGCGGCTAGTCGAGTCCTTTGACCAGTTCGGGCAGGTGGAGACCATCGCCATCGGGCCGGGCAACGAGGTCTACAACGGCCACCAGCGGCTTGCGGTCCTGGCGCAACAGCACGGCGTCTACTTGATTGAGAACAGCCTGAACGGGCACAAGTACGTGGGTTCGTCTCGCGACCTGAATCACCGAAGGATGGCCCACCTCTATCATCTGCGGGCTGGGAAGCATCAATCCAGCCATATGCAGCGGGCGTTTGACAAGTATGGAGAGGCCGCCTTTGTTTTTCGCGTTCTGGTGGTGTGTGAGACGAGCGAACTACTTCGCTACGAACAGCACTTTCTAGACTCCTTTCACCCCGAATACAACAATGCCACGGTGGCCGCGAATCGCGCGGGGTGGAAGCATACTGAAGAGTGGAGGGCCAACAAGAGCGCATCGCAGACAGGGTCAACACATACAGAAGCCGCCAGGGTCAAAATCAGCCTCGCGCAAAAGGGGAAGCCGGAAACCGAAGAGGCAAGGCGCAAGAACAGCGAATGCCATCTTGGCAAGGCGTCCTCGATGAAGGGCAAACACCACACGGCGGAAGCCAACGATAATAACAGGGTGGCGCATATCGGCAGAACCGCATCGCCTGCCACTCGCGAGAAGATTAGCGCCGCAATCAGCGGGCGCACTCATTCGGAAGAGACCATCCAGAAGATGCGCGAGCGCGTCTTTACCGAAGCACACCGAGAGAAGATCAGCGCATCCCTGAAAGGGAGGCCGCTGTCTGACGAATGCAGGCGCAAATTGTCCGCGGCGCATATGGGCAGTACGCACACAGAGGAAACCCGTCGCGCTATGTCCCTGGCACAGAGAAAGCGATGGTCCGCTGTGAGGGTAGCACAGACGTGAGCGACAGTAATACAGCGACAAACACCCACGGGGGAAAGCCTTTCGTGAAGGGCGATGTCAGGATCAACAGAAAGGGACGCCCAAAAGACTTTGACGCCCTTCGCAAGCTCGCCCAGCAGATTGCCCATGAGGCCGTGCTGAAAGATGGCGAGCCCTTGGTGATTGCGGGGCATGTTGTGACAACAGCGGAACTGGTTATGCGCAGCTGGGCGGCCAGCCGCGAGCCGCAGCTGCAGAAGGGGTTCGTTGAGATCGCCTACGGCAAAGTGCCTGACGAAATGAAGGTGAGCGGCAGCCTGGACTGCCATGTGGTGATTGACATTGGTGACGGTGACGCTGAGGGGCTTCCATCCGGGGCAGCAGGAGATTCTACGGAGTGACGCCCGCTTTCGCGTTGCAAGCTGTGGCCGTCGTTGGGGCAAGTCGCTCCTCGGCGTCGCCATGCTAACCGAGGCGGCGGGAAATGGCAGACGGGCATGGTGGGTATCGCCCACGTACCCCATGTCCAGCATGGCATGGCGCGAATTGAAGCGCATGGCCGCCAAGGTTCCCGGCGTTGCCACAAGCGAGTCGGAACGGCGGCTGACCTACCCTGGCGGCGGGACGGCGCAAGTCAAGAGCGCCGACTCACCATCCGGCCTGCGCGGTGAGGGGCTGGACTTTCTGTGGTAGACGAGGCCGCGTTCATCGACAAGTGGGACGAGGTATGGGAGCAGGCGCTCAGGCCCGCCCTCTCGGACCGGCAAGGCGGTGCGCTATTCATATCGACGCCTAAGGGCTTCAATCACTTTTCCGAGCTATGGCAGAACGCAACGGGGCCGGAGTGGGCGCGCTGGCAGTTCCCGACATGGGACAATCCGCATATCGCCAAGTCCGAGATTGAGGCGGCGCGGGGGATGCTTCCCCAGCTTGTCTTCCGGCAGGAGTATGGGGCCGAGTTCGTGCAACTGGCTGGCGCAATGTTCCGTCGCGAGTACTTTCACTTCGTTGACGCCGCTCCTACCGGGCTGCAATGGGTGCGGTCCTGGGATTTGGCGGTATCCGTCAAGAGCGGCTCGGACTACACCTGCGGCGCCAAATGTGCTCTCTCGTCTGACGGCACGCTTTACATCGCCGACATGGTAAGGGGCCGATGGGAGTGGCCAGAGGCGCGGCGCATTATCATTGACACGGCTCTATCCGACAGGTGCGCTATCGGTGTGGAGCGTGTGGCATTCCAGCTGGCGGCCGTGCAAGAGCTGATGCGCGAGCCCGCGCTGGCGGCTACAACGTTGCGTGAAATCGTGCCGGACAAGGACAAGATCGCGCGGTGTCTACCCTGGCTGGCGCGGGCAGAGCAGGGCAAGGTCGCCCTGGCGCGCGGGGCCTGGAATGCGGCCTTTCTCGACGAGGCTTGCAGCTTCCCAGAGGTGGCGCACGATGACCAAGTTGACGCGGTGAGCGGGGCGGTGACGATGATGGCATGGAAGCTGGACGGCCAGCTCATGTATTGAGGAGAGGATGCCAAACAGAGTGATCGAACGCATCCGGGCCGCGGCGAGGGCCTTTGTGCTGGGACAGGCGGCAGTCGACTCGTGGGGCTCCGTCCTCGGGCTTTCGGGCGAGAACTATAAGCCGTCGGAGTACGGCGACTATATCGCCACCAGCAACGGGGTTTACGCCTGCGCGACCCTGCGCGCCGATCTGCTGTCGAGTCTGCCGATGAGACTGTATCGGGGGACGGGTGAGCAGCGGAAGGTAGTGGAGGCGGGGCCTCAGTATGAGTTGCTGCACAAAGTCAACCCGCACTGGACACGCGGCCGGCTGCTCTCCATGACCGAACTGAGCCTGTGCTTGTGGGGCGAGTCGTTCTGGTTCGCGGAGCGCGGGACGTCCGGCAGCCTGCCGCCGAAGGAGCTGTGGTGGGCGCGGCCCGACCGGGTGCGCGTGGCGCCGGACCCTGCCGACTATGTGAAAGGCTTTTGGTATCAGCCGGCCAACGGAACGGCGGAGCTGTTCTTCCAGCCGTCGGAGGTGATATGGCTGCGGTATCCCAACCCGCTGGACGAGTGGCACGGGCTGAGCCCCCTGGCGGCGGCCAGGCTGTCGGCCGACACGAGCAGCGCGGCGATGCACAGCAACCGGAATTTGTTCTCGCACGGCATCCAGATGGGCGGGATGCTGCTGCCGCCCAAGGGCAGCACGTTCAGCCCAGAGCAGGCCGAGTCGCTGGAAAAGTCGCTGGAGCGGCGGTTCAGCGGATCGCAGAATGCCCACCGATGGGCGGTGTTCCCGTACGAGTACCAGGTGCAGACGCCGAGCCTATCGCCAAAAGACGCCGAGTTCCTGGGTGCGTTGAAATGGGCGTTGGAGGACATTTGCCGGGCATACAAGGTGCCGCTGGACCTGCTGGGAGGGCAGCGGTCATACGAGAACTATGACGCCAGTATGCGGGCGCTGTGGACGCACTGCATTCTGCCGGAAGCGAGGCTGCTGGAGTCGGAGATCAACGAGCAGCTGCTACCGATGTTCGCAAGTGGCGGCGTGGACAGCGTGGAGTTCGACTCTTCCGAGATCGATGTGCTTCAGGAGGGCAACGGCGAGAAGTGGCTGCGGGCAAAGGAGCAGATCGAGAAGGGCGCCATCACGGTCAACGAGTGGCGAGAGGCCGAGGGGTTGAAGAAGGTGGCATGGGGTGACGTGTGGTGGGCGCCGATCAGCGTGGGGCCGGTGAGGGACGACAGCGAGCCGGAGAAGGCCGTCCAGGTGGAGCCAGCAGCCGAGAGCACGGAGCCGCAGGACGAGGAGACCGAGCCGGAGCGCATGGTGCGCATGGTGGCGTTTGGCAGCGAAGAGCATGCGCGGATCGCCGAGCGCGCCGACAAGCGGCAGTCGCCCTGGGTGAAGGCATGGGGGCGCATGACCGCCGACCTGTTCAAGCGGCAGAAAGACAGCATCATCGCCCGTCTGAAGGCTGGGCCAAAGCGGGATGTTCGCGATACACCGTCAGAGCTCGCCGCGAAGGCGTTTCTTATCAGCATGGCGGAAGACCCATTCGACCGCGCGGCATGGGTCAAGAAGTTCCGCACTGGTGCCCGGCCATTGCTGTCCGAGATGCTGGCGGCATTCGGGGCTGCGGCGCTGGAAGACCTAGGCGTCACGATGGCCTTTGACGTATACGAGCCCGCCGTGATCCGGCTCCTGGAGCAGCGCGCGCAGCGATTTGCTGTTGAGGTGAACCAGACCACGTGGGATTCGCTGAAACAGTCGTTTGCCGAGGGGATCGAGGCGGGCGACAGCATGGACACCATGGCTGAGCGAGTGGAAGCCGTGATGGCGGAGCGCGTTCGCTCCAGCGCGGAGACCATCGCACGAACAGAAGTCAACGGGGCGCAGAACGGAGGCACACTGCTGGCCTGGGAGCAGTCCGGCGTGGTAGAGGGCAAGGAGTGGGTGGCGGCGCTGGACGCCAGGACGCGCGACGACCATGTGGACGCCCATGGCCAGGTGGTGGGCATCGACGAAGATTTCGAGGTAGCCGGGGTGCGCGGGCCGTCGCCCGGGCAGATGGGAGATCCCGCACAAGATTGTAACTGCCGTTGCACGATGATCGCGAAGGTGAAGGGGGTTTCGGAATG